TGTTGAGGGTCATCAATCTGAATCGACGTACCACCCATCAGTGCCGCTAGGAAAGCTTCAAAAAGAAAACCGCTAACAGAAGCCCCATAATCATTGATGATACTGGCGAATGTATCTAAGAAAATAAGGTACGACATGATCTTAGATATATCGCCCTCTCCGGGTGGAGGCGCCTGCTCATCCAAAAACTCATTAACGCTTTTTACCTTCTCCTGAATCGTAGAGCCGCCGATATTGTTCATTAAGCTTTCCATAATCTCGCGGTCACCGTTCTCTGTCTTTCCCCACAACTCAGTAATTTTGATAGTTGGGCGACGAATTACTGTCACCTCATCGGATCGGGAATTTCCGCGGATTTCCACTTCGCGAGGAGATTTTTCAGTAATTACTGCGTATCCTTCGCGCGGGTTAGACAAAGCTCCCATCATCTCTTCAATCATTTCAACCAATGACTGCGACGTGATTGTGTTCTTCTTATCGTATTCTTCTCGGAGAATCTTACTTAAATCAAACATTTATAAACCTCATATAATTTCATCAGCGATACCGTACTCTACTGCTTGCTCTGCAGATAAATAGATGTTAACTTTTTGTTCTAACATTTTTTTGAGTTGCTTTTTGGTCATTTTTGTTTCTTCTACTAAACGATTTATATACATTTCTTGCAAGTCTTGGATTGCTTCCATCTCATTAATAAGGTTGTGGATGGATCCCTGGTTGCCGGCAATCACAGAATGAAGCATTACGCGGCAATTTCTTCCAATCTTGCGCTTGCCATGTGTGCCACCAGCCAGAATAAGAACGCCGGCTGACATGACCTTGCCCAAACCGATGGTGCTGATATCGGTTGTCTGTTCAATCACCTTCATCATATCATAGAGAGCAAACATGTCATCGGCGGAACCGCCGTAAGTTGAGAGATAAAACTCGATATCTTTTTTCTTTGTATCGTCTTTCTGAAGTTTGTTCATTTCGTTCATGTAGAGCATAGCTTGAACTATTTCGGCCACCTTCTCGTCTAGCACTTCGGTAAACAAGCCTATGACTCGCAAATCCGGCTCTTGGGTGTTCGGATCCAGACTCTCCAAAAGAATTATCTTCTTCTCATCGTCGCCTAAAAGCTTCTCTAATTTGTTTTTTAAACGTTTAATCATTGCTCATCCTTTGTTAAGAATTCCATAACCGTGTCTCGATTGTTTTCTAAAAATACCATAGCACTTTTCCAGTCAATAAAGTCAACTGCTTCGCTAAAAAAGCCACCATGCGCGTCAATAATTTGCAAAATTGCTCTTCTCTTATAAAATTCTGTCTCTTCTCCAAACCGAATCGCAAGGGCATTAATGTTGTGATCGCTTTCGCCCTCTTCTTTCATGACCCGAATGCGATAATCGCGAGCATAGTGAAAACTCTCTAAAGCCTTGGTGATAATAAATAGAGACACCACTTGAGTTAGTTGCAATATTCTAATACTTCTACGGCTCGCATTAAGAAAATAAAAGAGGCGGCAAGTAGCATGTCCGAATATAAAAAACAAAACATAAAAAAGCCAAGGATGCTCCACGCTGCTCCTTCAAAAAAATAACCACCAGAATCTCTTCTAGTGGTTACATTATAACTGCTCGTAAGATTTGTGTCAACAATTATTTTATTTTTTTGTCAGTCTCATAAAGATGCGCTGGGTAAGCTCATCAGTCAGTTTTGCTTTTCTGTTTTCTTTGACCAATCGAGCAGCAACTCGCTTGGCAACTCTATTTACAATCTGCTCTTGCATGGAGAACTCTGCTTCATCTTCTACAGCGCCCACATCTAAGCCACCGGGCTCGGCGGACCCAGGCTCCTCAAGAGACATATCCACATCAAGTTCTTCACCCCCTTCGAGTGGTGCCTCTTCGTCTCCTGTGTCAAGGTCGGCAGTTGTGGGTTCGCCAGTTACCTCCTCAACAGCCTGCTTAAGCGCATCAACAAAGTCAGGAAGCGAAATCATGGGCTCGCCTTCAACTTCTACATCTGCATCAAGCTCAAGGCCTCGGGAGCGGGCTCTGCATCAAGCTCACCCTCAAGATCCCCAATTTCGTCGCGCTCACGGTCAGCTTCACTGTCCTCGGCGCCCAACTCACGCTCAAGGGCTCCTTCTTCTTCATCGCGGCCGCCGGCAGTATACAAGCCTTCAAACTTCTTTTCGCCAAGGGCGCCCAACTTGGCCAATTTCATGAAACGGCGGATTTCCGCTTCGGTTAAAAGTGTCTTACGAGCCATCATAGTTCTCCTTTAAATAAAACTCATCTGTAATTAGTGATCGCTGATGATAAACACCCTAAAAAATTATACCTTTATTCAAACATCGTCTTCTAAGCTTTTCTAATGCTTGGGTTTCTATTTGTTTAACTCTCGCAAAAGAAATGGCTAATCTTTCCGCTACCTGTCTTAGCGTCATGCGGCCATTTTCATAAATAGATATCAAAGTACAATTTTGCTCATCTTCATATTTTATCCACTGTCTACAATCTACCTGCGTGCAAGACCGTTTATTCTGCATGCACACTCTTGCACATTCGCGCATGCCATCTTCACGTTTCATAATTTTGGAAACTCCCCCTCTATTAAGTCGAAAATATTCTCCACGTCATCTTCAGAAAGCCCAAAATCTCGCATTTTTTGAACGCCGGCTTTTTGGAGTTTTTCAGATTTCGCTCTTTTCTCTTTTGATTTGAAGGCTATATCATTAACGTAATCTACAATGCGTGGATCATCTTCCAAAAGTCCTGTGATAACATGTCGAAAGAATGCAGACTGCGTTAGTCTCAAGTACTTCAATTTTAAAACCAGCTGGGCATGCCTGTGATCGTTTTCGGTAAAAACAATTCGCTTTGTCATATTCCCGTAATCATCATGAGTAGGCATACGTCACCACTGCCGATGAGAGATGTGGGATCCGCTCTCTGAAAGCCCTGACGAGGTTTGAATCAAAAATTGAGCTTTTGCCTGCAGTTCTTCTATTGTCAAAGCGCCCGAGTAACTAAACCCAGATCGAATTCCTCTCTCTATGTCTTTCAAGATATCGTTGACGCTCCCTCGATAGGGCACTCGCGTAGCTACGCCCTCAAAAGAACTATAGCGTCCATGCCATTCAACTTGCGCCTCTTTGCTGGCCATCCCTCGATAGGATTTCCATTTATGACCATCAAGATCTTCATGAACGCGACCGGGAGTCTCTGACGTTCCTGCGAACAAGGAGCCACACATAACCGCATCGGCACCAGCAGCCAAAGCCTTCACTATATCGCCCGAATTCTTAATGCCACCATCGGCAATAATCTTTACATTGCGATCAGACTTGGCGCAATCCATAATCGTTTGCAGACCCGGCATGCCGTGTCCCGTCTGAACTCTCGTAGAGCATATCGAACCTCCCCCGATATTACACCGTACCGAATCTGCTCCCCAGTCTGCTAAATCATTTAAACCTTCTAGCGTTGCAACGTTGCCGGCCATAATGTGCAAGTCCGCCCCAAACGTATTCCTCAACGTAGAAATAGCTTGGCGCATCATGGCATGGTGTCCGTGCGCAACATCAACACATATCAGGCGGCCCCCAGCCCTATAAACCTCCGTAGCTCTCTCCAAATAATCACCCGAGACGCCAATAGCTGCGCCCGTCATCAAATTCAAATATGTATCTTGAGTGCATAAAGAGCGAATAATGTTAATCTGACGCACCTGATTCTCAATTGAATTATATCTGTGAACAATGGCCGAGGCTCCAGCGCGGTGCATTGCTGCGCCCATCGACGCTTCTGAAATGGTATCCATTGGAGACGAAAAAATAGGCAACTCAAGAAATATTCCGTTGCCCAAATCTGTGCCAATGTTTATGTCGCCTCTGGAAGTAATCTCAGAATATTGCGGCTTAAGCAACACATCATCATATGATAGACATCTATCAAACGCCCTCATCGGTTCTCCTTTTCAATAAAACGCTGAATCTCGCCTTGTCGATACCACGTCTTTTTATCGGGACGTTCTGGCTCCCCCATCAAGCGAATACGCGGAGTAGTGGTGCCGGTCCGAATCAAAGAAATGGTCGGAACTCCATTAAAATCTAAAACTTTTTGAACGCTGGGGTAATCTGCGATATTAAAAGCAAAAAATACAATGTCTTCGTGTTCTTCCGCCACTTCCTCGAAAATGTCTTTCAACTTGCGGCAGTAATGGCACCCGTTAGAATAAAACTTTATAACGCAAGTGGCGGACTCTTTCACATCGCCACTCAAAATCTTTTGCAGCGCTCTTTTACTTATTCTTTTTACTGCCATCATTCTTTTTCCCCTTCTTCGGTCGAGGAGGGTTGTCAATCAGATTCTGAAGCCTCCGTCGCTCTTTCTGGGCGCCCACACCGTCGCCTAAGTGCTTGTCAAGAAGGTCCAACTGTTGCGCCGATGTGCGCTTGGCGCGCTGCTCGGCTCTTTCGAGCGCTTGCTCTCTAAGCTCGTGGCGGCGTGCTCTACCTCTATTCGTGCTGCCCATTACCATACTCCTTGTTGTTTGGTGTGTTCATTCCGTTTCAAAGTTTATCTCCTAAACGACTTCGCCATTCCGTATTACTTATTTCTTCTGCAGTGGCACAACGATTCCCCACCGCTGTTATAATTTCAATCATAAC